GAGAGAACAGGAGAAAGAAATGAATATTGAACAATTAAAAGAAACATTAAAAGTAGACGAAGGTGTTGTCTACGAAATTTATAACGATCATTTAGGTTATGCAACCTTTGGTATTGGACATCTAGTTTTAGATTCTGATCCTGAGCATGGCCAAGAAGTTGGAACTCCAGTATCTGAGGAAAGAGTGGATGAATGCTTCGAAAAAGATGTACAAACAGTTATTGAAGACTGTAAAAAATTACATGATGGTTGGGACGGATATCCTGAAGAGGTGAAGCAAATCGTTGCTAACATGATGTTTAATATGGGACTCACGCGCTTGAGTAAATTTAAAAAGCACAACGCAGCGCTGCAATGTGGTGATTGGAAGGAGGCTGCTGTAGAAGGCAGAGATTCAAGATGGTACAAACAAGTAACGAACAGAGCGGAAAGACTTATGTCGAGACTCGAGGCAGTGTAAGATATTTTCACACTGACGAAGATCAAGGCGAAGATAGAGGTTGGTTTTGGTGTCACGAAAAACAAGGATTTTTTAGACATTCAGACTGGCATTTAACAATAAAAGAAATGGGAGAAAAGTATAATGTTAATTAAGTTACAAGGGTCAGAAACAACTCTTACATCTGCTACATCAGTAGGTAATGCTAGCTTAGTGCGTGTATATAATAGTGGATCAACTGCTTTATTAGTTACGCAAAAAGATGGTTCTACTGTTGTTGGTACAGTAACTGTTGCCGGTGGTGCAGTTGAATATGTTTCTAAAATACCTGCTCATACCTTAGAAGGTGGAGCTGCTTTAAAAGTTGTACATGTTGGTTTTGCTAACTAATGACTGAAATATTTGATTTAATATCAGACGTTGGATTACCAATCGCTGGAGCTATGGCGAGTGGTGTATTCATATTTGTTATTATAAAACAATTGTTTTCTGGTATTATAGATCAAATAAATACTCTTAAGATATTTACTAAGAGTTTAGAGACACGCGCAAGAACTATGAATAATGAAATTATGAAAATTGATTTATTAGTTTCAAGCGCATTAGATTTGACGCCACCGATTGACAGAGTGGCACGATCAGAGAATTTTGTAGAAGACGGTAAGATCGACGTCAGAAGGGATTAATAATGGATTCATTAAATCCCGCTGTATTAATCGCTGAGTATGGATTTACTACTGTAGCGATTGTTGGATTGGGTTATTTTGTTTACTTTGTTTGGCAATTTGTAAACAAAGAATTAGATCCAAAGATTGAAGAAATGCATATGTCATTAATAAAATTGATTGATCAAATTAGAATGTTAGACCAAGATATGATAAGATTACAGGAAAAAATAAAAGTAGTTTTGGAGTATCGTGAAAGACAGGAATTATTAAAAGAAAATGAAGAAGGAAAAGATAAAGGATAAATTAGAAGTTGCAACACTAGCTACTCTATTTGTAGTTAGTATTCTAGCAGTATCACCCAATATTGCATCAGCTGATATTGTTCACGAATTTAAAAACCCATCATTTAGTGGAATAGGTACTGGTGCTCATTATTTAACTATTGAGAATCAGGAACATAGCAGAAAGAAAGCAATTAAAGATGCTATGGAAGCTGCACGTAAAGCTGCTGAAAGAGAAGCAGAAAATACTACTATGGCTAAGTTTATACGAAACTTAGAAAGTCGTATATATGCTCAACTATCAAAACAGTTAGTTGAATCAATGTTTAGTAATGACGAATCAGTAAGATTTGGATCATTCGTATTAGAAGGTAACACAGTTACCTATGAAGTAATTACAAATGCCGATGGCACAGAATATATTAAAATGACTATAGTTATGGACGATGGAACATCTACTGTTATTGAAATTCCAATCGGTTCTGGTAACTTTGGCCAAGATCCGGATGGTGGCTAATGGAAGGTGTATTAGCATTACTATTAATTTTAGGTTGGATGAATGAATCATCAACTCCCATTTGGTCTGATGAACCTAAAGAATGTAAAGAAATAACGTTTGAAGAGTCTGATTTTGCAAAGGGCGATTCAGACGTAGATAGTTTACTACACAGTTCATCTTTTAAAAATGGAAAATCAAGAATTGAAAAAACAATAAACCACAGCTATATTTGTGTAGAAGAAGCAGAAGTGGTAAGATTACCATCATATGTAGAATTATTAAATTTACCCGCAGCTAAAGAAAGACCCGTAGTTGCAGTATATAACTTTGTAGATAAAACAGGACAAAGAAAATCAAGACCAGGAATCGCTGACTTTTCAACTGCAGTCACCCAGGGTGGTACTGAAATGTTGATCGATGCATTAAAAACTGCAGGTGGCGGAACTTGGTTTAGAGTAGTAGAAAGACAAGGAATTGATAATTTAGTAAGAGAAAGACAAATTATCAGAAGTGCAAGGCAAGAATTTGCGGGCGACGGTGGTCCGCAACCATTAAATCCACTCTTATTCGCTGGTATGATTATTGAAGGTGGAATTATTGGTTACGATACTAACATTCAAACAGGTGGTCGAGGCGCACGATTGCTGGGTGTTGGTAAGAGTAAAAAATATCAACAGGATGTTGTAACCGTCTCCATTAGAGCTGTTTCAGTTTTAACTGGAGAAGTATTATTAAACGTTCAAGCTAAGAAGACAATTCTTAGTTATGGTGGAAGTGGTGATATTTTTCGATTCGTCGATCAAAGCACCACATTGTTGGAATATGAGGACGGTGTGGGAAATAATGAGTCTGTGACATATGCAGTACGAACAGCTATTGAAGCCGGAGTGCTGGAATTAGTGTACCAAGGCCACGATCGTGGTTATTGGATAATAGAAGACGGACATCGTCATCCGCATCAAAGTAACGGTGCGAATACGAAACATCCGTTAACAGAGGAAAACGAAAATGAATAAACTATATAGTATACTCCTTTTTGGAGTTTTAGTGTCGACATCTTCACTTTTCGCACAAGCCACTGATGACAACGAAATTAAAATCACACAATCTGGTGACACACTAGAATTGTATATAGATCAAATTGGTTTCGGTAACAAAATTGGAGGAGATGACTTTTCAAGTGGATCTTCAGCAATGGTAATTACTGGTTCAAGTTTAGAATTTGATTTAGATTTTGCTGGTAACCAAAATATTTTGTTTGGGCCTGTCAAAGCTGATAGTTCAGTTTATAAATTGGACTTCACAGGCGACTCAAACGAAATCGATTGGAATATCGGTTATATTGGTAGTTCAGATGATTCTGATATTAACTTTGATGTAACTGGAGACAGTAATACATTTGATTTAGATCAGGGTTATTCAGTTAGTGCAGAAAGATTAGATGCTGATTTAATCTTGATTGGTAGTTCAAACGTATTTGATTTAGATTTTGAATCTGATGACAATGTTTGGAATTTTGATATTACAGGTGATTCAAATAATATTAATACTTTGCAGAATGACGGGGCTCAAAACCTCGAATTAACTCTTGTAGGTGATTCTGCTGATGTTGATATTAATCAAATCTCAGGTACTTGTGCAACAGGTGCTGGAGTTGGTTGTGCAACACCAAATGCTAATATCGTATTAGACGTAACATCGGATAATGCAATTATTACAATCAATCAAAAAGACAGCGGCAACGACTCTTAGTCTTTTACTCATCAGTGGGGTTAGTTTTGCTAACCCTATTGGTGATGTGAGGGAATCCACAGGCGTAACATCAGTTTTACGCGATAAAGAATCGATTCAAACTGATAAAATAGAATTATACGATCAAGCTCAAACAGCAAAAGGTCGAATGCTCATCGAATTCTTAGATGAAGCAGAATTACAACTAAAAGAACATTCACTTGTTTTAATAGACGAAATCTATTACGATCCAGATCCATCATTATCTAAAATGTCATTAAAGATGGCAATGGGAACTGCACGTTTCGCATCTGGTAAATTAGGATTAGTTAATAAAGCAAATATAAACATACAAACACCAACTGCAACAATTGCGGTTCGTGGTACAGATTTTACAACAACAATTGATGAACTCGGACGTTCATTAGTTATACTTTTACCTGATGATAAAGGTAATCCATCTGGTGTAATAGAAGTTTCAAACAATGGTGGTACAGTAACACTTGATCAAGCATACGCTGCAACAATGGTTACAACATCAGATACTCCACCAACTACACAAACAGTTATTAATGGCATTACACCAGCTTTAATTGATAATATGTTTATTGTGAATCCACCTCCTGAAGTAAAACAAAGAATAGAAGAAGAATTACAGGATGAACAAGACGAAGATCAAGGAATACTTGATATAGATTTCTTAGAATTTAATGAATTAGAAGAAGATGAATTAGCAGAAGATGAGTTAGATGAATTTAGTGAACTTGATGTCGATGAATTAGACGTAGAGTTTTTATTAGATTTTTTAGCTATTGTTGATTCGGCTGATTTATTTGATACATTAGGCGAGTTTGATATTAAAGGAGCAAGAAGAGGTCTAAATGATGAATCACAATTTAACGTATTTTTACGTGATAATAATCTTGTTTTATATAGAAACGTAAATGGTGTAATAGAAATCGAATTTGCTGCAGGTGGTAATTTCACGTTAGATACAACAACACCTGGATATCAAGGTATTATTACAGGAAATGATGCTGAAGATATTATTGTAATTATTAATCAAAACTAGTATAAATAGATATATGAATTGTAAAAAGATTAGACAAACATTTTTTAAATATTGGATATTGCCATGGGGCGCATGTATATTTTTGGCTATGCCATTATATGCAGATGATAATGAAATATCGCTTACGCAAAGTGGTGATAACTTTTCGCTAGTAATAGAACAGGTTGGTTATAACAACCAAGTTGGTATGTTGGATTCACAATCATATATCAATAATGCACCTAATCTAGACATTCATATAGTCCAATATAATTTTACAGGTAATGTTAATAAAATTTTATTTGACGAAGTATCGGGTTCAACTAATACATTTAAATTAGCACAAGGTGTTGCTTGGACTGATGCAGAAGGTTCATATACCTATGATGGTTATGAAGGCGGTGGACATTATATGGAAATAGATTTATATGGTAATAACAATTCACTCAAATGGCACCAAACAAATCAAAGTGGTGCAACAGATGGTCATGATTTTAATTTCCATTTGGCAGGTGACTGGAATGAAATTAATGGAAGACAACAATCAAGTGGTGCAAAAGAAATGAATCTTACAATCTATAATGATGATAATGATGTTACACTTAGGCAAAAAGGTGCAAACACTACACATACAGCTAATATCACACTCGATGGAACTTACGGAACAGATCTAACACTGATACAATTAGGAACAACTTCTCAGTCATATACATTATTACAAGATTGTAATACGGTTGGTGGATGCTCAGTATCAGTTACTCAGGAATGAAATACATAACATCCATTTGGACTACAATTATATTATTTATTGGATTACTTTCAATGAGAGTAATCGATTTACCTCTAATTGAACAATTAAGACTAAATACCTTTGATTCCTATATTAGAACCATGCACGAGCGTGAATCTAATAAGGTAGTCCTATTGAATGTCGGAGAAGAAGCACTCAGCGTGCATGGACAATATCCATTTCCTAGACATATATACGCTCAGATGATATCTGACCTCAGAAATGCAAATGCAGGGTA